ATGTTGAAGTTATTCGCTAAGTACACATCGATCGGTGTTCTTAACACGCTTATTCATTGGGGCGTATTTGCTTTTTGTGTGTATGGGATGCATACGCATCAGGCGCTGGCGAACTTTTCCGGTTTTGTTATCGCCGTATCGTTCAGCTTCTATGCCAATGCGCGTTTCACCTTTAATGCCACCACCACCACGCTTCGCTACATGATGTATGTGGGATTCATGGGAACACTGAGCGCTGTTGTTGGCTGGATGGCTGACCAATGTTCCTTGCCACCATTGATTACCCTTATCACTTTCTCGGCAATTAGCCTGGTATGCGGCTTTATCTATTCCAGATTCATTGTTTTCAGGGATATAAGATGAAAATCTCTCTTGTCGTTCCAGTTTTTAACGAAGAAGACACGATACCGATTTTCTATAAAACGGTACGTGAGTTTAATGAGCTAAAAGAATATGAAATTGAGATCGTTTTTATTAATGATGGTAGTAAAGATGCGACTGAATCAATAATTAACAAAATAGCCGCATCTGATCCGCTCGTTATTCCGCTTTCGTTTACGCGAAACTTCGGTAAAGAACCTGCTCTTTTCGCGGGTCTCGACCATGCAACCGGAGATGCGGTCATTCCTATTGATGTCGATTTACAGGATCCGATAGAAGTTATCCCTCATCTCATTGAGAAGTGGCAGGCTGGCGCGGATATGGTGCTGGCTAAGCGCTCAGACCGCTCAACTGATGGGAGGTTGAAGCGTAAGACAGCTGAGTGGTTTTATAAGCTGCACAATAAAATCAGCAATCCAAAAATCGAAGAAAATGTTGGCGACTTTCGGTTAATGAGCCGTGCGGTTGTCGAGAACATCAAACAAATGCCAGAACGCAACTTGTTTATGAAGGGTGTGCTCAGTTGGGTTGGCGGAAAAACGGATGTTGTTAAATATGCCCGTGCCGAACGCGTGGCCGGTGATTCGAAATTCAACGGCTGGAAATTATGGAACCTGGCGCTGGAGGGAATAACTTCTTTCTCAACATTTCCGCTCCGCATATGGACTTACATTGGATTGTTTATTGCAGGTATGTCATTCCTTTACGGTGCATGGATGATTATTGATAAATTAATATTTGGAAATAATGTTCCTGGCTACCCGTCTCTTCTTGTTTCTGTTCTTTTCCTGGGTGGCGTTCAATTGATAGGAATAGGTATTCTTGGAGAATATATTGGTAGAATTTACATAGAAACCAAACAGCGGCCTAAATACATATTAAAGCGTAAGGGTTTTAAAAGTGAAATTTAATAGTAATGACAGGATATTTATATCAATCTTTCTTGGATTGGCGATTATATATACATTTCCTTTATTGACACATCAATCATTTTTCGTTGATGACTTGGGTAGGTCTTTATATGGCGGGTTGGGTTGGTCAGGCAATGGTCGCCCACTTTCCGACTTTATTTTCTATATCATTAATTTTGGAACCCCAATTATAGATGCTTCTCCGCTACCTTTAATGCTAGGGATAGTTATTTTAGCATTGGCACTATCCTGCGTCAGGGAAAAGCTGTTTGGAGATGACTACATCACAGCATCTCTTTGTTTTATGATGATTTTGGCAAACCCATTCTTTATTGAAAATCTATCATATAGATATGATTCATTAACAATGTGCATGAGTGTGGCAATATCTATTATCTCATCGTATGTCGCTTATCAATACAAGCCTATAAATATCATAATATCATCCATTTTAACCATTGCATTCCTTAGTCTTTATCAGGCTGCGCTGAATACTTACGCAATATTCTTGTTGGCCTTTATAATTTCAGATGTGGTTAAGAAAAACTCAATTTCAAATATCACAAAAAATACAGCATCTTCTATCGCTGGTTTAATAGTAGGATATTTTGCCTATTCTTACTTTATTGCAAAAAGACTTGTAACAGGTTCTTACAATATCGAACATAGTAAGATTATAGAGATAAACTCAAGTTTATTTGAAGGGATAATTTCTAACGTCTTATCATTTTATAGAATGTTTAGCACGATCTTGAATGGCGATAATTACTTAATCTACTACTCGCTATTCTTTGCGCTAATCATTTCTTTGATAGTCATAGTTTTAAAAGTAATCAAAAGAGATGAAAATAAGAAAACAAAGTTCTTGCTAGTAGTTTTAATTTTATTAGCATCAATGTTTTTCATCATTGGACCAATGATTTTTCTAAAATCACCAATATACGCACCGAGGGTATTGATTGGTATGGGTGGCTTTATGTTTTTTTGTTGCCTATGCGTATTCTATGCTTTTGAAGATAAGCAGTTAATATCAAGAATATATTTTTCTTTTATTCTTTTAATATCAACAATATTTTCTTATGGTGCTTACAATGCCATAAATGCACAGTTTCAGCTTGAGGAAAGCATTGTAAATAGAATATCTCAAGACATAGATTATCTTGGATTTGGAAGAGACAAGAAAAATATAAAATTCATTGGCACAGAACCGTATGCATCAATAAATGAAAACATAGTAATAAAGCATCCTTTAATGAGAGAGTTAATACCACGCATTATTAACAATAATTGGATGTGGTCAGAGGTGTTAATGCAAAGAAATGTGTTCTCCAGAAATTACAGACTATATGACAAAGAGGTGAAACTTGAAAATGGGTGGAAAAAATCTGGTAATAACGTATACGATATTGGTGTTGTAGGGGAAACCATAGTTGTTAGGTTTAATTAGCTATAGAACATTTACCATAAAATAAAAATGGGTGTTTACACCCATTTTTATTACATATCTAAAGTGTTGCTAAGGTTAATCTAACTAATTCTCCATTGGGTTTTTTTACTAAAGCCTTTAAAGAAGTAGAATTATTTTCCCAATATGGCAAAAAACATGAGGAATCCTTTATAAAATCATCTGACGCGATGTCAGGGACAAATGGTATCTCTGCCCCCCTGCAATCTTTGTGGTTAACTTTTAATGATACAGCGTCAGGTGTGTTACCTGAAATAGCAGTAAGTTGAGTCCACGCTGAGCCAGAACCGGGCCCCCCGTTAATGTGGGAGTACAATGCTCCGCTATCTAAGGTCCTTGATAACTTATGAATCCGCAGTCTAATCGCTGCGCTATCATAGCCGAAACTATTAGCGCGGATATTACCTAACCCTTCTTCTGCCAAATTAGCAACATTAATTCTAGAGGGGTCTACCATCCCGGTGATACCGCTTACGGTAGAGTTAGGGGCGTCTATGGTTAGACCCTGCCCATCGGTTGAGCGGATCCCAATTAAACGTAAACCGTTCACACGGCAAGCCCCAGATATATAAATCTGATTAGCCTGGAAATCCTTAGTATTGGTGTCAATTATGGCTATATTGGTAAATACTGATTCATGGGTGAGTAGGTACGCGCCAGAGCCAGCGCAATCTTCTACGGTAATATTAGACACATACATGCCCTTACCATCCATACCAAAACCTACACCTAACGCCCCGCGAACCAGAAGATTATCAATCAGGTGATTTAGGGGTAACTGATGCAGTGGGTATTGGGTTATAGGGTAGTCCCCAGGCCTGTCCAACTCCGGATTCATGTCAGTGTCAGCACCTAAATCGAATCCGTCCCATACGGGGTAAATAACGACCGAGTCGCGGAATTGCAGATTATAGTTGCGAGAGGTTGTCGAGCCCACAGTACCTTGCCAAGTTTTAACACCACTCTCCCCAGCGCGATATGAAGTAAACCCAATAACTCCACCATCACGTTCAAAGCCACCATTATTACGTAAAAATTGGGCGCTACTTACTGATCCATAGCTGGTTCGTCCGCCAATGACATAGTTACCCTTACCCCAATCGCCGCTAAGGTTTTCGAAGGTTATAATGCCATCTTTACCTCCGCTTGGATTATTGGCGTCTACCATCTTGCAGAAGTGACACCCTCTAAACAAAAAACCAGCCATTAGACCGCTAGCCCGATGAACTTCGACCCCTATACATTCTCTAATTTCTAACGTAGACGTTATGTTTTGCCCTTTTGCATTAGGTGGGAGTAACGTTTCTATTCCTGGGAATTTAACGTAATCGTTTACGGTTGGCTGATACCCATCGGTTTTCGATTGTTTTAAAGTGGCAACGACCGCTGCGGCATCCGTTAGCCACTGATTGTCATCCGTCCAAGGCTTGATAACCCATGGTGTTGTAGTGCTTTCCATAAAAACCCCGGCAATGCGGGAACCTTTGCCTAATTTCGTAAAAATAAGATTTCCATCTCCTATAAACTTAGCTTTACATTCTATAGTCAGAACCTTACCACCAAAATCAACTTTCTCTCCATTATAAAAATGATAATCAACATCGATAAGAAGGCCATCAACCGCAGCAGATGCTGCATCCTGCAATGTTGGATACTCTGATAATTTTACTGAATACTTAAATTTTTTATCAGCTTCTATTGAATATTGATCTGGATCGTACTTCAATACGTTAGCAATATAGTCAACCTGAGAACCATTGGCATCATAGATAGCCATGCTATGACCCTGAACGGTGACAATTTTCACCAGTTGGCCGTTGTATACGATTTTACCGGCTGCGTTGATAATTAGCGGCTGAGCAATCTGGACGTGAGAGCCATCCTCATTTTCAATGTATACGGGTATCTGATTGGCAGGATTAACCGGATCGGTATCAATCTGACCAATGTAAATTTTCCCATTAGCAACAGCTTTAAACGAACGGGATTCAGTGAAGATGGGACGAGGGTTAGAAACAACTACGTTTGCAGTGATGTCTGTCATTTAATTTGCTCCAGATGCAAGGAATCGCCGCAGCATGGCTACGGTGAATTTTTGTTTGGTTTTTGAACTACGAAAATTTCGTAGTGCTATCCATCAAGGCCATCTCCGCTGAGTGGCTGCGGTGAGCTTTGGGCATAAAAAAAACCCAGCCGTAGCTGGGTCGTTGCGTTGGTTATCTGTCAGTAGTTATGTACTGAAGGAGGTAATTCTTTATTCTTAAGTCTCATCCATGCGGAAAGATTCGTTGGTCCGTCTGGCTCATTGATATCAACATCTCGTGTGTGATTGATTAAAACGTCTCTCGCCATTCCGATAACATACGAGAACTCATGACCGTAGTCGTAGCATCTGCCGGAATAGTTCGATTGAATTTGTTTTAGCGCCGGATACAATTCGCGGAATAATGCCTGTGAGCGGTTGGCATAATCCCATAACCATACAAGGCTGTTTGCTTCTTTTGCAGAAAGCTCGTTGGTTTTCTTCTCTTGTTTGCCGATGAACTCACCTTCAAGTGGAACTCGAGCTGCAAGTGATAGTGCTTCGGTAAACTGCTCCTCACTGATTTCTTTGTACGAACATCCAAAATGGGATTTCAGTGACGACCACATGGTGATCATCGCCTTAGCCTGCTTTTCTTTTGGTAGAGACTGACCGCGACTCATGACGAGTTGTTTAATGGCTTCCTGCTGTTCAGTGGTGATTTTACCCGGCAACGCCTTTTTAGCTTTGCGTGGGTTAACTACATGACCTTTAGTCCAGTACTCGTAGAGCACATCGTCACACTCTTCCTGATACTGGATTACCTTGTCGCGGATTTCAGGGCGGACTTTGTTAGGGCTAATGGTTTGCAGCCAACCTGCAAGTTTGCGAAGTGCCAAACAAATAATCTCACGGCGCTGTTCATCACCTGGAAGCTGCATTGTGATTTTCACAATGGAGGTTTTAAACCGCTGCTTCATTTTCGTAAACTGTGAAGCCCAATCCATACCCATACCTTCAACGATAGGTTTCATTGGGGTGTACGGCTCACCGTTGTGATTGACAACATAAAGCTCTGCGCCGTGGAATGGTACATTGATAGTAGATACTGCTGTTGCTATACTTTTCATGTCAATATTTCCTAAGACGATTTGTTGATACCGAAGCCCTGACTGTTCCAGCAGTTGGGGCTTCAACTTTTTTGTCCGGCTTGTCCGAGTAAAAATCCAGATACATGCTCTACTGACTGGTCAACCTCAATTTTTCTGCCAGAAGTTAATGTAATAAGCGCACAATCGTCACCTGTGCCCTCTACCAACTCAATGTTTTGGCGTCTTATGGTGTATGTCGTTTTGTTTTTTTCGAATCTAATCCGCCACCAATCACTTGTCCTTCTGCTTTCAAACTTTGTTTTAGTTAGGGTTATAAAGCTCATACCGTTATCCCCTCTCTCTTCAGGCTATCCATCACCCGTTTAATTACTTCTGCGCTAAATGAGCGACACTCTTCCTTTGCTTTCTCTTCAAGGATTTTTTCTAACTTCTCTGGCATACGCAGTGTTTTTACCTTCATTGCATTCTCCGTTGTATGTGGTACGCATACATAGTATTTAGGTACGCATTGATAGTCAATAGATACCTACATATCCTGTGGTAAAAAATTATTCAGGATGTGCCGATGTCTGATCGTAAGTACAAAAACCCTCAAGTGAATCTGAGGCTTCCTGTAGAGATAAAGGAACGTCTTATTGAACTGGCTGAGGCTAATTCTCGTTCATTAAATGCTGAGATGGTCGCGGCACTTGAAGCGTGGACAGAAAAAAATAAACACATTCAAGCACTAGACCTTGCAACTATAGCATCACGATTGATAGATCTTGAACACGATGTTGAGACGCTGAAAACCATGTATGGTAAGGATGCAAAATGAATAAAAAACAGTTTATTAAGTCAAAAACATCAAGCAAGGAAGAGCTAGAGAAAGAGCTAAACTCCCTGAAATATGCTCTGTGTCTGGTTTACTCAAGACTGCCAATGGAAGATAAAAACGCTATTTACAATGAAATGATTAGCAGCCTTGATTTTAACGATAGAGACCTAGCATCCCACCTCAACAGCTTCCGCGTCCCTGAGTAATTCTGTTGCGGATTTGCTTCTTACGGTGGTTTAAGCTGGAGAGCTTGGCTTCTGCTTCTGATATTTGCGCATCAAGATCTTTAAGCTCAAGATCTGAAAGGCGCTGGTCAAGCAGGGTTTGGTTTAACTCAATGTTGTTCAGACGTTCTTCTATGGTCATAACTTTCATCCTATAACTATTTGGAATTAAAATGAAAAATATATTAATTGGTTTCGTTTTTGGTGCAGCCTGCGCCGCCAGCATTAGCGTCATAGCCGCTCAGATTGTTGGTGGTAACTCATATCTAATGGGCTATGACGTCATGATAAATGGTGAGGTTGTTTGCTCAGACCCTTATGTATGGACCTCGACAAAAGAAATAGAATGTGACTAATACCAGCCTGATGGCTGGTTAATTTCGTCATGCTCAAAACTAAGGAGTGGCTACTCAATGAAAAAAATAGATATATATAGCGATACATCAGCCTATGTCATAGGCTCATTGGGTTTTTTAATTTTTTTTGTTTGGCAGTACCAGTCACTATCTCCAGGATGGCGATTTTTGGGGATGTCTTTGATATCACTTGGTGCAGGAATAGCAACGCAGGTGTTGATGTATCTCTTTAATGGATGGCTCTCAAAAAGAGTTGAGAAAAAAAGAGCTACTTCAATATGTAGAAGCCTAGCTATTCCAGAAGACTCTACAGATCAGGATGATATTGCAAAATGTTGGCGGTATATGATTGCAAGATACTCAAATGAGTTACTGGCAAACAGACTGTCCGACTTAATCGGGATCGTAGTTACCTCTGTTGGAACAATCATCAGTATAGGGATATCAATTTGGTATGTCGGGATGATTGTCTATTTTGTTTGGAATAGAGACTTCAATGAACCTTCCCTTCTTTTTATACCTTTATTTTTCATGGTATTAGCATTCATATGTGAGTTATTGCTCTCTTTTTTCTGCAATGTTTTGTTCAACAGATACCCAGGTGAAGCAAGAAAGTTTAATAAAAACTATGATGAGTTAAGGAGAACAGATCCTTTTCTATCAAGCAAAGAGTTCCGCGATTCCATTCGCAATTAACAACATCCATGACATCAACCCTTAGCGATCAGTTGCATCATTGGCAAGTATTGGTCTGATGGCATTTGCGGCGTTATTCAGCGCTCTTTCATAAGCTGGCGTTCCAGCTTTAGTGTTTGCCAGACGTAAGAGCGCATTCCTAGCCATAGGGCTTTCATAAACCCTCGACATAAGGCCAATCCCTGTTTCCCCAGCCAATAGCGCGCCTCCGGTTTTTAGGTTACCAATAACCCTTACCAAAGGCGCGAGTGTCATGCCAGTCTTCGTCACAACATTAGCCTCAGATGCTCTTTTGGTAGCATCGAGAATAGATAACATCCCCTCTATCTCTTTTCCGTTCTTCCCACCAAATACAGTTTTAAACACCTGACCATTTGCTTGTTTTTGCAGCTTGCCAAGCTCGGTCATCATTTTCTGAGGGCTGTCACCTACCTTGTCAGCTATTTTGCTGATATATGCCGCCCTTAGCATGTCTTTACCTTTTTGATCGAGTTTCCCGTACAATCGAGCTATATCTGACCCATATTGTCCATACACAATGGTATTTACAGCCTCGGGAGTTAAATCTCCTTTGTTTAGAACGTTTTTAAGGCGCGTTTGAGTTGCATGTGTTGCCATTTTTGCATAATCAGCTTTTCCCGCTCTCCATGCTGAAGCATCTTTTGGGCTAAGTCCTTTCGCTATAGATTTACTAAGGCTATTGGTTAGCGAGTTGTAGACCCTGTCGACCATTGTTTGCGACATTGATGGCAGAACTGTACGATCGCCTTTTACGTCAATGCGGAACTGAGTTCTCAGCTTATCAAGTAACTCAAAGGCATCATCTCCATTTGTTATCTCCTGAATGGCATTCTTATAATCATTAAGCGCAGAAATGGTCTGGGTGTCAGAAACACCTTTAAGTTTCCCAAGTTCGTTTACTGCTCCGTCGATAGCTCTTATGGCGCCACTTGTATCAACTGGCTTTCCAACCATTCTTCCTGACAGGTTGTTTAGTTTTGACTTGGCTAACGATTTTTCCCTTGCAACTCCTGACTTTAGACTATCAACGACTACAGATGGATCGTAGTCGCCGTATTTTTCGGTGAAGCGATTAACAAGCTTGGTTCTAGCATCCTGCTGTGCGGCTCTCATTGGTCCAGTCCCAGCTATGACTCCTTCTGAGTAACCCTGCAGTTGATTGCCAAGTTTTGTTTTTGGAGGAACTACATCCGATGTCATAACTGGTACATCTGCCGCAGCGGCACGCTTGAGCAATTGCTGATCTGCTGGTGATATTTCGCCACGAACAGCAGTAATTCCACGCCCTATACCCTTTGCTGCTGCGGAAAGAACCCCCTGAGCGGCAAGGTTAACTCCGGCATTTTTAGTTGCATTTTGTGCGAAATCGCCTTTCTGATTTGCGGCCTCTGCCAGTGATCCAATAGCCATGCTTCCTGCCGTTCCAACTCCTGGAACTAAATACCCGCCAATTGTTTCACCAGCTTGAGCGTAGGGGTCTGTCGGTCGATCGACTGGACGATAAACATCATCCAAAACCTTGGGGCCACCAAGCCCCTGGCTGATTGCATTAATCAGGCTTGCGCCGCCCTGTAATACGTCGAATGGTATGTTTACCAGACCACGACCAGCCTGTTCTGCAATTTGCCCTGCACTTTGACCACCAGTGAGCCAATCGCCAGCTTGTTGCATCAATGATGGTTCTTCACGTGTTGGTGCATTATTGGCCTGATTAACTGTTTGTTGCTGAACAGCCTGACCAGCAAAATACTCATCAATGGCGGTGCCAATATCTTCCGTGCTCGTACCATCAGGGAAGGTAAATGTCTTACCGTTTGCAGTTACTTTCATCATTCCACCGTAAATTGAATGCCGGATTTAGACGTGTAGCTTCCTCCGACTGATTGCTGAGTCGCTGGCTGCTGCCTTGGTGGTTTCTGCCCATCATTACCAACATTAACGTTGTACTGCTGGTTATAATTGTCGGTGTATTGCTGAATCTCACGAATCGACTGCTGCATAGCCTCCGGACTTGAGTAGTCAACCTGCGGCATCCCCTGAAAATACATCTTCGCTTCTGCAATGGTGTTGATACCGCTAGCCCCATATCTCTTGCTGCTGCCACGCCCTGATTCTGCATTCTGCCCTGAATACGTTGTGCTGAGTTATATAACTGGCGTTGCTCTTTGCCTGTGAGTCGGCTGCGAACATCTGCACCAATTGCCGGATTTCCTGCTCCGCCAGTCATTCCAGTCATGAAGTCAAGAGCAGAAGCATCTGCATTTGCGATTGCATCAATGTCTTTCTTCATCGCGTAGTTCTGTGCGCTTGCCGCAGACGTTGGAGGTGCGGCAATGGCGCTTGCCGGGACACGAACCATATTGCCGTTATCGTCAATACCTTCGTAAAACGCATTCGCCCCTGCGCCGTGAAGTTTTCCACCGACGCTGACTGTTCGCCCGTCTGCAAGCTGAACGACCCGATTTCCTTCGCTGCCTGATATCGTTCTGGCGTTTGCTCTTTGCGTTGCCAAATCTTGACCGCGTCGCGCTGTTGCCGCTGACATATCTTGTCCACGCATTGTTATATTCTGCCCGCGAGCCTGAAGCCCCTCACCTGCTTTATTGCTGCGGATTGTTTCAGCAAGTCGACCTCGGTCAATCTCGCGACCTGTCAACTTGTCCTGAATATCAAAATACTTTTCTGGTCCTACCGCGTGCATCCCAATAAGGTCTGTTAACTGCGTGAAGCCTTCAGGGCTTTGTTGATATGTCTGCCACGCCTGTTCAGGAGATACGCCAATTTGCTGCAGTGTATTCTGGTGAGTGACAAGCTCTCGCATCACCGCCTCTGGCCCCTGAGCGGCGGCAATGTTCAATCGTGCAGACATATCGCCCATCGCCTGATTGCGATCAGCATCAACAAACCCCATGCCCTGACGAATTGTTTCAATCTGGTCTGGATTGGTGGCTGCAAGTTGACGCAAGGCGTCGCGATCACCTGCCGCATAAGCCTGACCGAAAGCTTTTTGAAAGTCAGAAAGCCTCATTGCCTGGCCAACTGCGCCAATACCTTGAGCAAGCTGAACGCCAACGTTTGGACGCTGGCTGAAGTCGTAACTGGATAATGATGGTTGTCCGGGCGCGTTCTGGTTTGCCACCTGCATTGATGGCAGTCCGGCGAGTTGAAATGTAGCCACGATAACTCCTTAGAAGAGTGAACCAAGCAATCCGATACCAGCACCGATACCAGCGCCCCATGGCGTGGAAGTACCTAACAAGCTTGCAATACCAGCACCTGCAAGCGCACCACTCGTACCGCCGCTAATGGCACTTCCAAGCGTGGATTGACCAGAACCCTGAGAGCGGATCGCCGCCATCTGTTGCGCAAGATTACCTGCGTTATTTGCATAGCTCTGTCCTGCCGATGCCTGGCCTGCTGCCGCAGACTGACCAACGTTTAACAGGTTGCCATAGTTTTGCATCTGCCCTGACAACCAGTTCTGCCCGAGCGTTGGTGCAATGGATGCAATTTGGTTTGATGTTGCTGTCGAGCCAAGACCACCTGTCGCCTCGGCGGCATTCAGGCTTTGATAGCGAGCCTGATCAGCCAACTGTTTATACTGGTCTGAATTGTAATACTGATTGAGAGCGCTGTTCTGCCCTTCCAGTGTTGATAGTTGCTGAATCTGCTGGAGAGCCGGCAAACCTGCGGCGGCGTAAGGTGCCAACTGTTCCATCACACGATTGAATTGTTGGTTTTGCAGGTCTGCTGCATACTGTGTTGCTTTTGCCGCTTCTTTTGCCCCGCTGCTTGATGAGCCGCCTTTACCGCCTTTTTCAGGATAAGAAGGTTCCTCACCGCGCAGTTTCCTGCCCAGCGTAAATGCATATAACATGTTTATCTCCCGTTATTCAGTAATTCGGTTAACTCTTCTCGGGTGGCGGCGTAAAACGTCACGTCATCTACGCCTTTGAAGTATTTCTTGATGGTTCCCACACGCTTAAGGCCAATCATTGCGCAGTACATCTGACCGTGGCGAAATTTGCGTGCAGCAAATGATGTAACGCACTGAACGGTGGTATTGGTGAGAATATATCGCCAGAACGCCAGTCCGATTTCCTTACTGAATCCGCGAATCTCAGGCAGGTACATGGCGTGGCAGTCAAAGGTCATCGGCTGAATCTCGTTGTAATACACGATGCCACCGAACTGACCATGTACGTTCACTTCAAAGTAACGACACTCAGGCTTGTAGTCGTATCCGTCACCGTTGTTGCTTCCGGCAATGATGTCGGGGTGGTTGCCAACCATTTCTATCAGGTCGATGTTGCGTGTTGGAGTGAATGTAATCATTAATCAATCAACCCATGTGCACGCAAGGCGTCTTCCAAAGCCTTAGTGCGCCGACGCTCAGTAATTAGAGCATTGGCTATAGCCTGGATTTCAGATTGCGTGTAAGTATCGCTAACGGCGAATGTCAGGTCAGCATCGAATACGCCTTTATTCGCCGTACCTGTTGCCGCGGTCCATCCAGTCTGGCGAGCGCCGACAACCTTCTTTCCGCCGACTGAATATGACGTTGTCACGTTGAGGGGTGAAGCCAGCGATTGAGATGTAGTGGCGGTTTTAGATACGTAGTCAGCCTGCAATGCCGAAATATTGTTCTCGGCAGTCGTAACCCTGCCATCAAGAGCACTAACATTAGTCTGCAAGGAGGCAATTTCTCCTTCAGCGGTAGTTACCCTGACATTCAGCGCAGTAATTGCCTTAGTGTTCGCAGTAATGCGACTTTCGTGATCATCTACATCGATGCGCAGTTGCTTAATTCTTGCTTCATGGTCTGCAAGCTCTACATCCTGCTCATCATTTTTTACCTGTGCGTCATAAGCACCCTGTCCAGCTTCGTTTGCCTTTCCTGCAATAGCACCAACGTCAGTTCCCTGCGCGATTACATAGAGCAGATAAGACTTGCTAAAGACGTTACGGGGAAGAATTGAAGCGTCGAGACGGGTGGCCTGAATAACGACAGGATTATTAAGTGACGGGTCTGCCATATTTTACTCCAGACGAATTTGACACCCGGATAGTGTTACTGGTGATTTGGTGATTACTCGCAGTTTGAATCCGATTAATCGACGAATGCGCCCAACACGTTTCCATAAAACGCGCTTGTCGTACACAAACGGCTCGTTCTGCTCAATCATCTGTTCACGACCGTAATTGATGCCGTCAGTTGTTGCAGACAGGAACAGGCGGTCAGCGTATTGAGCAACACCAGTGGATGATTCAACCTCAAGGTCGAAGCATCTGGCGTTATCTGCTTTGAAAAGGGGCGTAAACAGTAGGTGTTCTTGTTGTTTGTCGTACTGGCTGCTGATGTCGAATTGCAATTGTCCGACCACCGCTTCTGATTTGTCGCCGCACGTTATCTGGTTTCCTTCGTACATGAAGTCGACGCCGCGATATACATCATCGTAAAGCCCGGTTTTCAGCACACACCACTGAGGTCCGTTCTGGCTGGACGATGCGTCGTAAACCAGAACATGGCGAGGGAGATGAATAATCAGAAGCTCATGAGAATCGAAGCGCAAAGTCTCCATCACACCCGTCGCCATTTCTTCAGCGGTATATGAGCGGATAATTTTCTCAATACTGGCGGTCGCAATTGGCGATGCCTGCCCTGAACCGATGATGTAGACGGAAGGTGCGCCAGTAGCCGGATGACTGATGAATGCATATGAATCAGCGAATGGCGTTTTACAGTATGTTCCGGCAATGCCCTTCTGTACCATTAACGATGGCTGCGCGACATACAACGCAGCGCCAACGGTGGTTGCGCCTGTCAGGGAGAAATACTCTATCGTCGATGAACCAAAGCAAACGATAAAGTCTCGCCACGTTCCGATGCCAATGATGCCGTCTGGCTGCGATTCTGCGCGATATTCTGCACTGTAGCGGTCAGGATGCGACTCATCTTCGAGGTCAGTGATAAACCATGAATCAGTGCCGTCTTTTGACCACGCATAACGCCCACGTAAGCGCGTAATGTCACGGACTGAGCCTAACTCATACTGCGTGAATCCGCTGTCTGCAGTCCAGTTTGAGACGGTTTTAACCGTGCCATCATAGCGATACTCGACCAGTTGACCATTAACGCCTACCGCCTGTGATGTGCGACCATGTGCCATTGATACGCGACCGCTTCCGGCTACATCACCTACTACGGTTTCCCCTTTGTAGAGCTTACTGCCTAAAACGCGATATACAGCGTTCTGAGCGGTGTTGTATTCAACACCACGCGATATACCATTTACATCGTTGCGCTTCGCTATGCCGGGGAATGAGCGTAAATAACCCGATGAGTTGAGGACTTCTTTCGGTGTGGCCAACATATTGATTGGTAGGTAATCAATGTAGTCGGCATTCTTGAAGTCTTTACCCATTCCCTTCATCATGGGGAGTTGTTGAATCGGCATTCTGCTCTCCGGGGAAATAATGCCATTCGTTCAGATTGGCGAAACTATTACCGCTGCCTGTTGGCATGCGTGACGGGTAAGGAGCTCTTTTTGCTCTGGCGATGGCGGTCTGCTTATAGAGAAGCTCCTTCCCATATTTAGCGGTTGCGATAATTTTGGCGGTAGCCTCAAGCGCATAATCCGGAGCAATTCTGCAAGCCAGATTGTGGAATACTGCGCTGATTGCGCTTGAGCGAAGACCGTGGTCGTCACCTTCGGCTGGCGGGTTATCATCATCTGATAATACATACCCGGTAACAATGCCTTTCCCGTCCTGATACCACTCAGCCATCATCGCTTCAAGGTCATCTACGGCATCCTGCATAGACTGTGGCTCAACATCAGTGAGAGTTGCATCTGATGCTACACCAAGCTTACGCAGCGCCGCCCTGACCAGATCGCCTTTAGTCTTTATCTGCATCGCTTTCCGCCTTAGGCTTTGGTCCTGGCTTTTTGCGTTCTTTGGTTGCCGGTTCTTTCGGTCGCAGGCTTAGCAGACGATTCAACACATCATCTGCCGTGTGGCCGTCCCATTCCTTGCCAAACTCAATTTCCGTGCCTTTAGGCAGATGTTCAATTTCACTCTCTGGGAGGTGGTATGTTACCGCGCCTTCTGGGGTGTCGATGCCAGCTAACACCCATCCATCCCATTGCTCGCCGTCATGATGCTGAAAGCTCCACCATGCGCTTTCGCGGAAGGCATTCATTAGTGTTGAAAACAGGCGCACTCGATGTGCATATAGTTCGTTAAAGGTGTGGTATCCATCAGATACTTCACCCATGTCTTTCTTGACCACGCCTGAATCACCGATTGGCTCGTCATTAGTCTCCGGAACCTCATTTGGATGCCTAACCCAACCATCGGCAAGGTGATCTTCTACGTCGCCGTCATCGACAACTTTAACCTGAACGTCCTTGCCCCATACCTTCGTTCCACGACCCTGCTTATATAGCATTACACCCATGTGTCACCTCAAATAAGAAAGGGGCCGAAGCCCCTGTTAGTTACGCAGTCTGACCAGGCAGGCCAACACCGATTGCTTCCGGTCGTGTCGCGTTTACGCCGTACCACAGCGCAATACGGCACAGGCCGGACAGGGTGGAAATATCCCCCTGCGTAGCGAAGATACCGTTCAGGCCGACATCCGGGATGCTGAATGAGGTAGTTTTCATACCTGCAAAAAGCTCATGGTTGGCCGGAATCGGCTGAGACACAATACGGATGGCGTCATCAGCCCAGAACACGTTAGTACGGGCATCCTTAACGTTCAGGATGTTCACCGCCATTGCATCAGCCAGTGAGGTGTTAACGTTGGCGTAGGCGCGTTGCTCAGGAGAAAGAGAAACATCATCCAGTGCTACAGGCTTCGGCGTTATTTCAACGTGAGTACCATCAACAACGCGAACTACGGAGAAAGTCGCGTCCTGCGCCAGTACGTTCTTAGCCATCTGACCAAGGAACTTCACGCCAGTAAACGAAATTTTGTCGCCTCGTTTCAGGCCGGTAGTTGCAGACAGGGTGACGGTAGCAAAACGGTTATCAACGTTAACTTTGTTGCCATCGTTATCCAGTTGCCATGCGACAGGCTTGAAGGACTGCGCACCGGATACAGTGATGCCAGTTGCAGTAGATTTGGTCAGCACAGGAAGTTTCGGAGAGCGCAGGACATCATCGAAGCCAGCAACCTGACGCTGAATGGTGCCATCGCGGTATGCTTCTTCAGGGATGCGCCCGAAGATATCACGCTTGGTCAGGTCATAACCCGCCTTTTTGTAGTCCTGCGGGTTGAAGAAGTACGATGTGCCCATGTCGCGGTTAAGTTCGCGGGAGAACATCAGTTCTTCTGCATCGGCCACAAAGTTCCATGCGTCTGCGGTATTGGTGCCGATTGCATCCGGCGAAGTGATAACCAATGACCCCATCTCGGCGGCCATGTTTGCGACTTTCAGCTCAACGTTGTTAGCCAGTTTGCGAGCTGCTGACTGGATTCGGTGACGATACGCAGTCTCGTCTCGCAAGTCATCTGCGCGTAACTGGAAGAAGTCGTTATCCGGCTCTCCCATGTTTACCGCGACGTTAAGCTCCAGTAACCCTGTCGCTTTATCAGTTAAATCCCAACCCTCCTGAGTGGGGGACTCCTGCTCTACAGGCATCCAGATGGTATTGCTGGAGCGCTGCATGGAAGCAGCAGGCGGGGTGTATTTCTTGGCTTTCTGCGCCATTGGAGTGATTGCGGAGATGGTTTCAATAATCTCATCCACCGCCAGTGTAACAATTTGACCTTCGTTCAAAGCCATTATCGGATTCCTTTAAGTTTTGCCTTTAGCTTGCGGTAGGTTTCCACATCTCCCTTGCTCGCAGCTGCATCCATCTGTTTACGAATGGCATCTTTATTTGCTGCGCTGACATCACCGGTAATCGGCTGGTCAGCAGGGGGAGCGGAAGAGATTTGTTTACCGCGAGGCTTGAGAGTTAAGCGTTCGGATAGTCGAGTGAGTTCAATCAGCGCGGACTGCCCATCCATCGCCAGTAACTGGCGGGCTTTCTCCGGGTTTGCACCCAGGTGATACATGAGCGCGGCGGACTTCTCCGGGAACAGGCGCATAATGTCGGCCCCAACCGCAGGCGGAACCAGTTGCATAAATGCGTCTTCTTTCTCCTGATAGTCAGGGATATTGAGCTTTTCCGCCGCGTCATAGTGTTTGCGGGCAGCTTCGACGTATTGCGCTGATTGCTGGGTAAACTCCTGAGTCTTGCGGCCCTGTTCTGCTACGGCATTGCTGCGGGCGTCCTGCGCTTTCATTAGCCATTCGGTATTAGCAGCATTGAAAGCGGCAAGCGCACGGCTGTTGTCGTAGTCATATTTAGCCAGGCCTTCTTCTGACAGATAGGCGTTAATGTCCGGCTGAGGAGGAAGGTCAGGGTTTACCCGTAAACTCTCCGGCAATTCTCCGCGTTTAACTGCCTCCATCTGCTGCTCAAGCTCGCGCTGTCGTTTGCGCTCGATGCGGCGGCGGGCGAATTCTGCGTTCTTTGCCGGGTCTTGTTTTGGTGCTGTCTCATCGTCCTTCAGGACAATCTCAAATCCCTCTTCCTGACCTGCGTTGTCGTTGGCATTATCGACAACTAAGCTATCAGCAGATGCCGCTGCATGATCGCCGGACAGGGTTAAGTCTTCAGTTGCCTGAATTTCGGTGGTTGGTTCCATGATTAACTCTCTCTTATTGAGGTGTCTCGGCTACACTGCCGGAAGGTTGATTTTGTCTCTGCGATTGCAGGATGTTGGCAATGTCCATTCGCTGCTTGTGCGTCTGTTCATCGCCTTTAAGGAGTAACTCAGCATTTGCGCGAGCGTCTTCGCTGCGGTCCTGCTGGAATGAAGCAACAGTTTTAAGGAACTCCCTAAACTCAGATTGTTTACTTAGGTCCATGTTGTTGAAGATTTCTGCAATTCTGGCAGCGTTAAGCTGGTTCTGCGCTTCGACTTTAGCTGCATCGATTTGCAGGGACAGTGTCTGGTTCTGAGCTTTAGCCAGTTCAGCCTGCCCCTGCAGGAGTACGCCCTGAGCCTGAACCATTGCCGGGTCTTGTTGACCTTGTTTGGCTTGTTGCGCCTCTACTAACCATTGCTGCTCTTCAGGCGTTTCTGGCTTCTTAACGCCCATCTGAATAAGCTGCTTATTGGCATAATCGCGCATCATCTCAACGCCTTTGCCATCAAGCAGTGTGAAGTACTGAAGCAACAACAGTTGATATTCTGGTGTTCCCTGCGGCGTCTTGCCGAGCAACTCAAGAATTTCTGCGCGGTTTTGCTGCTTCATGGACTGGAATGATGGTCCAACATCCGTGTAGCACTCATAGCGCCCCCTGATATCGTTCAGTACCTGCCGTTCACCAGTGGCAAGGTCAACAACCTCAGCCATTAGCTGAACCTCTTTCTCACTACCATCCTCAAGGGTGATTGTCACGTTGCGAGGAACATCGTAGATGTCATTAACTATCGACTGGTAAATCTCACCGTCACGGCGCATAGCGGTAGCCAGATTATCCTGAAACACGTATGTCTCAAGGTCAGCGCGCATGTTTAGCTGGTTAACAGTGTCGTAGGCTACCTGTCCACCGTTTACCGCCTCTGCATCAACACCTAGCGTCGCGACCTCTTTCACTGCCGCGGTGGCTGCTTCCAGCATGTAGGCGTTGGCTTGCGGGACCTCCGGGTTTTCGTAATATGCCAGCGGCTGAGTTGGCATTTCTCCGTTGTTCTCATCCGTGCGATTGAGCAGGTAGTATGGGTAATCGTCGTTACCGTCATACATATGCTCAAAGCCTGCAATCTGCTCAGGCCAGAAGAAAGGCTTCTTCTTTGGGGTGCGGGCCACGATGTCGGCGTTGAACGACATAATCATGTTGCGCAGACGCTGACCGTCTTTTGTCAGGCGGACGACCCCCTCATACACTTCTTTATCTTCAACGAAGCCCCACTCTCCGAATACCGGAACAATGGGGATATGTTCTCCAGCAATGAGTTGCTTATCTTTCAGTACTGCGGTGCAGGTGATAATAGATTTGTATACCCGGCGACGCTTAATCTGGCGCTCTGCAATTTTGATAAATCCACTATCAGCCAGGTCGTCGATGACGTCTTTAATATCGCGCTTAAAGTAGCTTACCGGCTCACCCGTAACCGGGTCTTGGTAGATAAACGCCGTCTCTTTCTTCTCGACCACTTCGTAAAACTCAGCGATCTGAATTGTGTCCTGCGTCAGCCATGGAAATACCCAATCGTTGGGGTTCTGGAATGATGGAATATCATCAGCATCGAGGTCGTATTTTTCTGCGAAATCCTCCCAACCATTCTGGCTCATTGAGTGGATAACTGTGCAGTGACGGGCGTCAGACTTGTCCATCAGTTTGCTGTTGCTGTCCCAGATAACATGGGAGCAGGCACTATGGATAGGCTCTCGACGGATAACCTGATTGTTGCTAGTTGGACTTTGGTCTTCGTAGTCAGTGACCAGACGCCACGCACCCACGCCTGCTTCAATCTGCTCACGAACGGCTATGTTGACAGCAATTTTCGCCGTATTGTGCCGCATGTCGGTGCGATACATGCCCATCAGCACATCAGCAGCGTCAGGACTTGCTCCATCCTTTGGACGATACAGAACATCAATAGGGTTCTGACGCATCTCAGAAACGAGCTTGCGCACCACTGGTCGTACTACATCGAACTGCCCGCGATATTGCAGGGTTGTGTATTGTGATAGCCAGTCATCCCATTGGCTGATCCGACTAAAGAACAGGTCGTTCTTTGCCTCTCGTCTGGCTTCATCACTGGCTGTCCAGTCCGCATCAAAGCGCGACAGGATACTCTCCAGCCTGTTTTCATTGTCGGCCATTATCGTCCTCTGCGTACTGGTCTAATCGGTGCGGGGATTTTCTTTTCTTTCGGCTTTCTGATATCGCGCATCATCCTGGCGAAGCGGCGCATCATGTAGCCGTAGCGAGTAGCATCGAGCACATCATCGTTGGTCTTGACAATCTTGCCGTTCTCATCGCGATGATATAGGCGGAACTCTTCAAAAAATGGTTCGCATGTGTTGAAGACTTTGAATCTTCCTTCAAGCATCAGGTCACGAAGTTCACTAATGCCTGACTCTACTGAGTTACCGCCATCCGGGAACGTTGCGTGATCGGGAAGCATAGAGAACCCGGCATCCGCATATTGGGTTTTAAGTTGCTCACCACCGCCCTTTTCGTGTTGGTGACCGTCATGAGGCCACGCGACAGGTATTTTGTTAGCCCACGACTTAACAGCACCCCATGCCTGAACGGCAGTGTTCTCTGATTTCTTCCATACACGCGCCAGATAGAAAACATCTGCGTCTTTGTCCCACCAAAGCTGAATGTGAGCTTGCGGGTGGTTCCAGCCGAAGTCCTGAGCGTCGATAACATAGAAGTGATCGGGACACTCAAACGGCTGGCACTTAATCGTCTCTTCCGGTATCTGGAATATTCGACCGCTACCCATCGTAGGAATACCACGAGCACGTGCCTCTCTCTCATGCTCAGGATAGGATGCTATGATTTGCTCTTTCTGCTCGTCGGTGTAGTGCTCAGCATCATAGATGGTCATGTTGACCACTTTCTGCGACTTACTGGGATTCTTCAGGAACTTGGTAACAACGTCAGACATCCCCATCAGCGGGGTAAACGTCAGAATTGAGAATTGCCCGTATTTGTTTGTACGGGTAAGACCTTCGCCATAGATGCTATATGGCGGCTCTTCGTCAAACCAGACGCCGTGAATTGTGTCGCCCTGCCAGCGGGCGCGGCCCTGTGAGTAAGGCTTAAAGTAGCATATTGAGATGCCATCTTCGACGCCTTCTGGCGTGTGGTGCTTAACAAGAAGGTGATCAACAAGATTAGGGAAGAACGGAGACTTCTTCCAGCTAATGATGTCCTCTTTCGGGATTGACCCATAGCCAGGTTCATCATTCTCTTCGATACGCCCGCACAGGATGCGTTGAGTCGTTTTGGTTACAGTCTCGTTTGTTTCACCGCCAACCCAGAAGACAACTGGCTCATAGAAACGCTTACCTTTCCACTCTCCGCCATATTTACCATCAGCCGGATAACCTTTCGTTCCCGGGTATCGCCCGGTAAGGTGAAACGCGACTTCAGCAGCGCCAGTAAATGACTTACCAAGCTGGTTACCAGCCATAAAACATCGCTCTGGATAATCATGACCTGCGTCGATGAACTCACGCTGTTTGCTGTATGGCGTAAACTCATATAGCAAGTGTGTATTTCGGTAGTTCTCTTCTTCTTCGAGTAGCTCGAGCAATTCGATTTGCTCTTCGTCGCTCAGGTTATCAAGAATCGCGTCCAGTTCCACGGTTGAATAGCTCCTTGATACGAGAGCGGCGCTTATCGCGATCTCCCTTATCAGGTGTCACGTCTTCAAATTGCGACTGCTCTTTGAGGCCCAAATCGCGGGCGATGATGTTAGCGTTGAGAAGATCAGCGGCTGCGCCGGAGAATTTCTGGTCGTAGATGATTTGCTCTGCTCGCGTAACGACCTCAGATAAGTCTTCTCTCACCCTGTATTGTCGCCATGTCTCAAGCGTCACATCGAGGAATAGCGTTAGCCCAGTGATGGTCATCGCCCTCATCTTGGCAATAGGCTCTTGTGTAACTTCTCCTTGATATGAGAAAGCCTTCATCTCCCATAGTGGGTTAGCCTCCACCCACTCGAAGTATTCACAACAAGCAGCCCACAGCGCCTCAGGCGACTCGAATTTCGGGTTACGCCCATGGCTACTGCGGGCCTCCCAGAATCGGTTGCCCTTTGGTGCTGCCATAAGTTAACTTCCTGATGTTGTTTCGATAGTCACGTTAGCCGAACCATCAAAGGACGCTGAACCTGTGACCGCTCCGGTTAGTGTGATAGTGCGGGCAGTAGATAACTTATCCGCCGTCTCTGCATTAGCTACTGAACCGCTTGCAGAAGTGTAGTTAGCTTCAAATGCTGTCTTGCTCATATAGAGCAGCTCGCCGTACTGGCTCCGGAACAGATATCCGCCAACCTCCGGCTTGAATACGGCTACTGTTTGCGCTGACATGTACTGGTCAGCATACGGGCCGTCGAATTCTGCGTTTGCACTTCCGTCATTAGCGTATTTGATAGCTTTAATCGGAAGCGCAGACACATATACACCGTCAGCATCTTTGTATAGAGGCCATGATGGCGTGAAGTTTGGGTTTGCCATTACTTGGCTCCTTCTTTTTCTGGTTCATGAAAGAACGGCAGGAAGTGACTGAACATTCTGTCAAGCATGTAGCAGTAGGTTTCGTTTGCGTCGCCAGGATAAGTGGTTACACCAACATCTCGGCAGACATAAAATGCAACGTGAGCGCATTCATGAACCAATGTGGCCGCCTCACCATTGAATACACCAAGCAGGTAAAGATTCTCGCCTGTTTCGGTATTGCAATATGACTGTGTTGCCCCCGCCAGCATCTCATTCCCGCCGCTACCAACTCCAAGATGAATGCAAGCCTGATCCCACTCTTCCTTTGAACGACACAGGTAGACATTGGCGCTATGGAACAATGGCACGAAGAACCGGGGAAGTTTAGGCCACTTCGTCTTTGCCATTCGTTATGCTCCGGCAGTGAACAGGTCTAACGCTTCTTTTGCCTCACGAATAGCCTTTTCTGCGCGAGCTAATGCCGTTCCTTCACCCTGCGCCAAAACCAGTTGGTCTTTGAACAGTTCGAAGTTCAGCTTACTTCCAGCAACGAATGCGATCGCTTTCTCTGCTGCTGCGGTATCGCTTTGAACTAAACGGAGGATATCGAGGTTCATCTGCTGTAATTCTGTCAATGCTGTAATCTCTGCCATTGTGTTGGCTCCGGTTGTTGGGATAAGCCATTGTCTAGACCACTCATTGAATGGCCTCTGCAATAACCGATGTCTTTCCATCAGTCCGCCACCACAAAGAATCTTTTTTGCCATAAGGCTGGAGGTTCATCTTTCAGTGGCTGCCAGTGTTATTTCCCCACTTACTGGCTTGGGTTGTTTCGCGGTACTGCCGTAATGTACAAACTGGATTAACCAGCAGAATCACACCATTCCGGGCAAATACATTTGCACTTCATTTGCTGCTCTCTCACGTGCAACATGAAGCAATCTTGTTCGCCCACCAACGCCCCACTTAGCCATTTGACTTGCACACTGGCTTATCGCTTTGGTTTCAGTGCTGATGATGTGGTCAATTTTGTTCAGGCGAGACATGGCACCAACGCCGAGACGGACAATCGTTTTAAAAACTTCATAAACCTCGATTTCAAATTCCGGCTTAATCCATGCTGCATATCTGATTGCCAGTAGTTCAACGCCCCACACACCAGGTTCGGTACCACCTTTAATGATTTTAAGTGGTTGAATTTGTTTCAAAGTGCTTTTTTGCACTTTGGCCTCTAGTGCTTTTATGAAGCGTTTTATCTGCGCGCTACACAAAAACTGGCTTGGGCGCTGTTGCTCTGTAGCCTCTCCATTTGCAACTGCTGCTGCATGGAGATCGTTTAAGTTGTAGCGTCCGTCCTCATCAACACGAACGGACACACCATTGACCATAACTGTTGGGTACTTCATCAGTGATCACCTTTAAGTGATGAACCTTGTCACACAGGATTCCGGCCCACAGAAAGGTACCGATCACCAAACCGGCATCCTCAAGGGTCATCCTGAAAGGTTCTGTGTTCAGAAGTCGCGCGTGTGAAGCGCATTTACTGCGGATACAAAAAAGCCCGGCATTACGAGGCATTTTCATGAAAGTCACTTGTCAAATTTCTATGTGATGGAAATTATTTCAGGCATTGCGTCCTGATGTACTCCTGAAGCGTTCTCAGTGCTGCTTGGTCGCTGATGATTCCGTCCCGGATACCGAGAACGTTTCGTCCAGCAACTGGAGAGAGTTCGACGGTGGCATCATTGCCCATGCCGGAGGCGCTGGAGGTTTCGGCTGAGGATGACACAGGGCATTTTCCTTTGACGAGCACCCGACCACCATTATCAAGCTTGCGCCGAAGAGCATCATTCTCAGCTTTCGCATCAGCAAGCTCCTTTGTGTATCTGGCGTCAAGTTCTGCTACATCACGCTGGCGCGTTTGCATATCGGTAATTGTCGCGTTCGCCAGCGCCAGCTTTTGAGTAACAGTGTCGCGCTGGACTTTGTAGGTGATGGCGTTATCACGATAATGATTAACAGCCCATGACAGGCAGACGATGATGCAGATAACCAGAGCGGAGATAATCGAGGTTAATCTGCTCATTGCTTACCCCACAAACAGACATCACGCTCAACCTCACGACGAGTCATCAGGCCTTTCCATTGCTTACCGCCAGCGTATGTCCAGCGACGTAGCTGATCACATGCACCTTTGATATCACCCTGATTGATTTTGCGAAGAAGCGTCGATGTTCTGAAATTGCCTGCGCCCACATTGTAAACGAACGAGTAAAGAGCGCCGCGCGTTGTTTCCGGTATATCTACTTTGATGTACGGGTTAATTTGTCTGGCGACAGTGATAAGGTCTTTATTCAGGAGGGCTTTGCATTCTGCTTCGGTATACGTTTTACCAGGCATGATGTCTTTTCCGGTGTGGCCATAACACACAGTCAACACACCGACTACGTCCTTATATGGTTTGTATCTGACACCTTCCAGACCATCGTTACCACCGGGGCCAGTGATTAACACAGATGCTATAGCAATAGCCCCGCCACTTATCGCCGCCATTACGCTATTTCGTAGTGCCGGTGACATTGCCATTCAATCTGTCCTCACGCTCTTTGCGTTTGTAGTACCAGTTGATGCCAAATGTGCCGACAGTACAAAGAATACCAATGATGACAGCCCAGTCATTCAGGGAGAGAATGCCACCCATCGCAGTCAGTCCTCCGAAGCTGTAACTGAACCATTCTCTGATTTTGTCCATACGGTACATGCTCTACCCCTTCATTGAGGGGATTTGCTCTATTTAATTAGGAATAAGGTCGATTACTGATAGAACAAATCCAGGCTACTGTGTTTAGTAATCAGATTTGTTCGTGACCGATATGCACGGGCAAAACGGCAGGAGGTTGTTAGCGCAACCTCTTGCCCCCATCCTCACGAAGCCCAGCCATAGTGCTGGGTTTTCTTTTGTGTAAAACGCCCTACCCAGTCGCCACGAATGAGCAAGGGTATCTGGATATGTTCTGGTGATTGGTGATAGGGCGCTTTCAGAAATGTCGTTCTTAAAACGCAAAAAGCCCCGCATCATTGCAGGGCCTTTTTTTTAAATCCACCTTAACAAAGCACGGATTTCTACTGTTAGGGTTATGATATTCTACTTTTCGTCATTTTGCAAGATGCAATCGTTATCGGAATAAAACTTAGCTGGTAACTTTCGATAAAACTACATTTGCAGCAGACTCCTCCATTTCAACCTTGCTAATTAATGACTCATAGAATGGCTTAATAGCCTTATCCCATACGCCTGGTGAAATTGCAGCGGTGAACTGACATATCGCACGAAAGCATGAGGCCGCAGGTATGCGCTCATACCCACGCCCTGAGCACTGCTTGCAGGATGAATAAACTGGAGCGCCCTGTAGTTCTGATTTCTTCCTGTCCAGCGCTACGCCACGCCCACGGCATTTAACGCAAGATGTAGATACAACACCTGCACCATTGCATTTAGTGCATAGTGATTCCGTTACCTCCACAGCCGTCTTTGCAGGAGTTTTCTCTCCACACCCAGGATGTTTAACGATCCGCTTCTTATTCCTTAATACTCCGCGCCCCTTGCAGCACGAACACATGACATTACTAGCTGCCGACCGGCAGTAATCCTGATACGCGAAAGTTGCGAGCGTTTGCACTACTTTCCCTTTAACATTGGTATCAAGTTTGCGTAAGGCAGCCACCTTGTCGCAATGCTTCATCCCATGCTGTACCAGTAACTGAATTGCCTTACGCTTATCGTTGTCGCTCAGGTTCATCTTGCCGCTGAAAGCACTGAACCCGAGCGGAGCGCGACTTTGCGCCATACCAAATGCTGCCATCACATCGGTATTAGTCAGTGAGTCTGATGCCGTTGCTCTCGGTGAATCTGATAGTTGAGGAGACTTCGGAGAGTGGAATTTCACAGTGTTTTCCAAATTCATGCAGCATCGCCTCCCGATGTCTTGTTCAATCCAAGCCGGTTCACCAGTTCACGCTCTCGCTCATGCAGATAATCCATCGCCTTCTGGTGTTGCTCCGTCATCTCTCTGACGCTGCGCAATTCAGCTTCGTCACGTTCACACTGCTGTTTCGCCTGGTTAATGCTGGTTACGGTCATAGATACCTCTCCCGCCCTGATGAATCATTAAAACGCCGTTAACGATGGCGTGATACCTGGCTTCTTTGTCGTACAGATAACGCCTGACTGTGTTTCGATGGCACGACAATCGCCTGGCTACTTCTGTCTGGTTTCCGTATGTCTCAATGAGCATGTCTGGAATGGTTTTGATAGTGTGTGTCATGCGGCCTCCCGGATAACCTGCTCATGGCTCAGATATTGACCCCAGCAACTGACCAACAATCTCGCTTTCACAACGGCTTTCTCTTCGTTGCGCCACCTGCAGAACCAGTTAACAGCGCCTTCCATTTCTTGCCTGACCTTGCCGGCATTGTCGAAATGCAGCGGATAGACAACATCATCGAAAATTGCCGCAGTGGTCATTGGGTATTGGATTTTGCTCATGCTGCCTCTCTTCTGCTGTCACGCAGGTCTTTAAGTTTCTGCTGATACTCCGCCTTAATCGCTTTGCATTCTTCGATAGTCCAGCGATGGCGGTTATGGTTTGATTCGATTTCGTCTACTGCTTCCTGCCCGATGCGATTAATCAGTTCGACGCGATACGGAACGAGATTTCCGCTTTTGTGCTGGTTGCACACCACGCATTGCTTGTGAATATTGCGTTCATCAAATCGGAGTTGAGGTGCCGCAGCAGTTGTCCGGTAATGCCCGGCATCCCACTGAGCAGACGTGAGCGTTCCGCACGAGACACATGGTAAGTCGCGGTCTCTTTCTCTGATGAAGGCGTTTACGGCTTGTTGGGCTTGTTTAATCCAGTAACTGCGGGGCTTTAAGGCGAGTTTTCGAATCTTCAGTTTATCTTTCTGTTTCTGTTCCTCTCGTCGTCGTTTCTTCTCTGCTGCTTTTTCCGCTTTTTCGCGTTCTTTGATTCGTCGCTCTAGTGCTAATTGAGTTCCGTGTTCCGGGCAGCACCACCACTGATTTGAGAATGCTGGGTGAAACCATTCCTTACAGATTTTGCATTTCCTTCGCGCTGGTTTAGCCATCGTCTTTTTCCTCGTACATTGAGCTATTCGGATCGCTCATCAGTTCTGCGCAGCACGCTTCACATACATGAACTTCCAGCACATGCAGCTTCTGACCGCAGTTAGCGCACGTTAAAGCTCGATCGACGCTTTCTTTCTGGTATTGAATGGATTGTGATGGGCTAAGCATTATTGGCGTCCTGCATCATGAGAAAGACAATCATGGCGGCGCGGAGAGGTCTGGTATCAAATATTGGGCTTACGCCTTTTGCATCCACACACCATTCAGTTAACTGGTCTAAGATAGAAATCCTGTGTTTCTCAATAATCGGCCATGAGGCACTCGGATCATTGCAGTAATCAGGTAAATGGTTTAATGGCTCAAAAGTTGTATCAGCGTTTCCGTAATACCATTTGTTGGTGTTATTCCCTGACGTTTCCGGCTTACATGCCCAAAGGCCTTTAAAAATTATGTCTCCTACCATTCGGTTAATTTCAAAATCACTTAACTGTGAATAATCCATTGTCATTTCCTCGCACGTTCTCTAAGCCACCGGATATCCCACAGGTGAGCCGTGTAGTTGAAGGTTTTTACGTCAGATTCTTTTGGGATTGGCTTTGGTTTATTTCTGGAGCGTTTCGTTGGTAGGTATTTGCAGTTTTCGCAGATTATGTCGGTGATACTTCGTCGCTGTCGTGCCATACGTCCTCCTTCGTCTCTGGCAGCGGGAAATTACCTACTGGCGACCGCTCACATCTGATACACCATTGGTGCCAATAAGGTTGATTTGGCCGGAATCGATAATCGTCTTTGCTTTCTCCGCAGCGGTAGCAGTGTTTCATGCAACTCTCCCTGTTCGTTGTGACCACTCGTACTCTCGCCGGGAATCATCACTCCATCGCACGTTACGTTCTGAGCCGAACCAGAACATAATTTCGATAAGCTCTGTCATGCTCGCCTTCCTCATCTTGCTGGTACGTACCCCAAGAAGAACAACACCGCCATCAATACCTGGTACGCTTCTTTGCTCCAGCTTTTTAGTCTTGAGCCACAGCGCGGTGAAGATGTCTTTCCAGTCTTCCGGAGACAGTCGTTGACCATGCCAAAGCACCTGACGGGAGACGTCCTGAAGCATCGGCCACATACGGTCGTTCTGCGCTTTGGTTCGCTTAGGTTCTTTGACGTGGACTTCGTGGGGTGACTTGTCGTCGATTGGTAGTGAGAGAATGGCGTCTATGGCGTTATTTCTGATTGCTTCGTTGCGAAGCAGGAATAATTGCTTCACTTGCCCTCCTGCTCTTCTCCTTGCGCTTATCCGCGTAATACCGGTTTAATTCGTCAGACATCCTCTCTCCGATAAGCGGCCATGACTCAAACCTCGCATTCGCAAAATTCTCAAGCCATCTCGCAAAATCATCCAATTTATCTGCTAACCAATAAACAAAATCTGACAGCCATACTGCTGAAGCCAAAAAGATACGATGCGGATTAAGGATGAAAATAAGCGATATTTTCATTCCTCTTGATACTTTACTCATACTCACTCCTTCACTTTGATTCCAGCGGCGATGATGGCTCTCTCAACATCGCGCTCATATCTCATTGGTTGAAAGACTCCATCAATGAAATATTCGTCGTCAGCACATGCTGCCGGAATTTCAATTTCGATTGTCTTCCTGCCAGCCTGCCATCCCTTCCATGCTATGTGCAGCACATAATCCCGATAGCAGTTTCGCCTTTCATCCCATCTAAGGTCATCAGACGTGAACTGCATAACTTCTAGCGCCCATTGCTCGAAAGCCTTTCTTGATTCATCCATATTCCTCTCCATCAATGAACCTGCTCGCCATCGCTAACTTTCAGACGCATTGTTCCGTCTTCCCATTCGTGCAGATACTCCTTCTTGTTCTCGGCAGCCATAAAACCACGGGCATAAGACAGACAGTAATTCAATGGGCTTTCTCCGACCTTAGCCAACGCATCCATAGCATCACAAAATAATTTCTCTGCTTGTTTCTTTCTCATCATTTTTCTCCACCACAAATAAAAAGGCCTGCGATTACCAGCAGGCCTGTTATTAGCTCAGTGATGTAGATGGTCATCAGAATCCTCCTTTCTTCTTGGAGTGCGGTTCCTCGCGTTCACGGCGGCGCATTTCAGCAGACTGTTGGTCTGTGTCATAAATAGCGCCATTTGCCTGAATGCAATACACCGTGCCGGTATTGCCATGGCGATTTAGACGAAGGATTAGTTCGGTTTCACCAGGCGGAACGCTGTCATCAAAAGCACCTTCACGATGGATACCAACCCAATAATCGCAATCCTGTTCAATCTGCCCTGTATCTCGGGAGTCGCTTGGTAATGGGCGTTTATTGGTTCGGCTTTCCAGTGCGCGGTTAAGCTGCGTCAGAAGCACAACAACGCAATCAAGCTCTTTGGAAAGGTTCTTCAGTCCCTTAGTAATCATGCCGTAAGCAAGGTCGTTACGATCGGCCTTTTCAGCGGTCATTAGTGTCAGGTAATCGACCAGAATCATGCCAACACATCCTTTTTCTCGCTTGATTCGACGGCTTTCGCTGATGATTTGAGCCAGAGATAATCCCGGCGTGTCGTCGATGTAAAGCAGGTCGATTTCACTCAAGCGATTGGCTGTTTCGATCGCCCTGTTGAAGTCACCATCGTAATCACCCTGATAGCCGTCATCAGCGTCATTTGTCGCCGGAAGGTAAAAAATATTTGGGTTAACACCTGACTTCTGCCCTACCAGTTTTTCCAGTATCTGGTCACCTGGCATTTCAAGGCTGAACATCAGGGCCGGCTTTTTCTCATGCACTGCGCAGTTGATTGCCATCTGGCTGTATAGCGTCGTTTTCCCCATCTTAGGGCGAGCGCCAATGACGAACAGAGAGCCTTTTACCAGACCTTTCGGTGACAGCATCCTGTCCAACGATGAGATCCCTGTGCTCATTCCTCGTTGTTCGCCTGATGGGTCAAATCGCTTCTCAAGGTCGCTGACCCAATCTTCCATAACCTCACCAAATGAGCGAAGGCCGCGACGCGATCCGGTTTTTGCATGGTCTGTCAGTTGCGTGAAAATCGCCTGAATAGCTTCGTACTTCTGCGTTGCAGTCATCCCGTTGCGGGAATAGAGCAATTCCGTCGCTTCAGTCATGCGGTTGATGGCGTAGCGTTCCATTGCTGTTTCGCGAACCCGCATTGCATAGGCAACGACGTTTGCTGCGCTTGGCGTGTTCTTTGCGATCTCAGCGATATAAGCAAAACCACCAACAGAAACCGTTAACGATTTGCGCTCAAGTTCATCGAAAAGCGTCAGGCCATCTACTGGCTTTTGCTCCCGGTGCATTCTGGTTATTTCTTCAAAAAGGATTTTGTGTGGTCGGCTGTAAAATGAATCAGGCTTCAGCATCGCCAGAACTTTCTGGACGCGCTCACTGCTGTCATCATCCAGAAGCAATCCACCAATCACCGCCTGCTCCGCCTCGATGCTATGGGGCGGCGCGTAAAAATTATCGGTCATCGTGTTCACCCTCACGAACTTTCAGGTAGGTATTATCGTTAAGCAGGAAATCAAATCCCTTTTTGTGCCAGACGGTTCCGCGTTGATGGTTTGGACGCTCTTCGAACATCCATCGGCAATTTTCGCCTACGTAGCTCAAATAATTTCTCCAGTCCTGCATCGTGAACCCATGCCCGTCAAGCTGGCGGGTTATCACTCCGGCTTTGCGCCAGAAAGTTCGGATCTGGTTTTTACGTTTGTCATTCAGTGCGCGAACCCTGGAAGCTTCAGGAAGTAATTCGTGGTAAGCATCGACAACATCCTGACAACTGAGAGCCGATTTTTTCTTGTCAGGATTTTCGTCTGCTGCGGTACTCTCTAATACGTTAGTATTAGAGATATTATTTATATTATTGTTTATGGACAATCGTTGGACATCCGTTGGACAACATTCGCTGTGATCCGCGTCATTACTGGTGTTTGCGTTGGACATCCGTTGGACATCCGTTGGACAATTTGGAGCCTGAAAATCATCATATTTCAACACTGTTATCAGGCTGAATTTTCTCCCTTTCGACTCGATACGAATCATTCCATTCCCTTCAAAAGAACGAAGCAAACTTTTTACTTTGTTATCCGGGATGAATGTTTCACTTACCAGTTTTGGCCGTCCGGTAATTAGCTGTCCTCTCTCAACCAGCATCTCACCAATATCGGTATTGACGACTGCCGGAGAGTGATTGGCTTTCAGTATCAGATGCAGGAAAAGATGCACAGCCTGAGAATCCTTGTATAGCTTGCTATCCATGAATTGGCGGTGGATCAAGGCAAACCCCTTACCGCCATTTGTACGCGGCTTCTGGAGCCTTCTGGCCTCTCTGGCTTCGGCTAGATTGGATATGTTACTCATGACCTTTCCTCTTCAGTATTAGCTTCACTTTCTCCAACTCAGCCCGAAATCGACCAGGCTGTTTGAAGCTGGATAAGAACCGATCACGTAGTATGTTTTTGTGTAATTTGTCCTGGTCAGGACTGAGCTGTTTTGGCATAATTACTCCTGTGGATTGATCCAGTCTTTCTACATCAGGCCTCGAAGAATTCGCCGTTCTTCGGGGCTTTTTCTTTTGTCAGGTAGGTAGCAAGTCGCCTGGTGAGCTCTGCCATTTCCTCGTCTTCGATTCCATACTCCAGAACCGCAAGCATCATGCTGACCTGAGAGAAGAAACCGTTCTTCCATCGGCTTACCTGGTATTCAGGAACACCCATAGCTTTAGCGAATGTCTTCTGGCCCATCATGGCTAACTTGTTGAGTAAAGTGGACTCAATGCGAGCCGCCTTCTTGCTTTTAGTTGCAACTACGTTCATTCAAAATATTCCTTAGAAATTAGATAGAGTTGGATTCGCAAATACACGCAAATCCGTTTAATAGATTTACCGCGTTGTCGGCGGTTCAGATTGGTAAAGAGCGTTGATACTTAACTTGCTGCCAGTAAGTCGGCTAAATCAGGACGAAGTTCTCTGGCTTTAATTCTTCCTCCTGTAGCTTTTACGATTGCTGCCACATACTTAGCGTCAATGCCGCCACCATGTAACCAACGCCATACAGTTGGCTGCTTAACTCCACACAAAGAGGCGAGTTTTTGCTGGCTTCCTGCAATGGCAACAGCTTTTTGTATTGCTTTGTTAGTCATTGCTTATTCCCTTTCGTATAACACACAACAAATAATAGCAATGAGTATTAATCAAAGCAATAGCAAAACGTGTTTTGACCATTAATACGCAAGCGTATAAATTGAATATTATGAAAAAAGAAACTCTCTCTGACCGTCTCAACAAGGCAATGGAACTAGCTGGTATGTCTCAAGGTGCTCTTGCTAAAGCGTCAGGCGTTGCTCAGCCAACGATCTGGCGTTTGACAAGTGGAAACGCTCGTGGGTCAACAAAGATTGTTGAAATAGCAAACGCGTTAGGTGTTAGTTCGGAATGGTTGTCTACCGGAATTGGTCCTATGAAAAAAGATGGAACTACTCCGATAAACGCATCTCCATCATCAAACACATTTAAAATCGATATCCTAGATCTTGAAGTAAGCGCGGGTCCTGGCGTTATCAATCGAGAATTCGTGGAAATACTCCGCTCGGTTGAGTATTCGCAGGACGATGCCAGACACATGTTTGATGGTAGAAAGGCTGAAAATATCCGCATCATAAATGTGCGTGGGGATAGCATGTCAGGAACTATTGAACCAGGAGATTTGTTGTTTGTAGACGTAAGCATCAAAAACTTCGATGGGGATGGGATATACGCCTTCCTCTATGACGATACCGCACATGTTAAGCGGCTCCAGAAGATGAAAGATAAACTATTGGTCATATCTGATAATAAGAGTTATTCAGCTTGGGACCCAATTGAAAGAGATGAAATGAATAGGGTTTTTGTCTTTGGAAAGGTGATTGGAAGCATGCCGCAGACCTATAGGAAGCACGGTTAGCCAGCTAATGGCCTGATGAGATATTCGGGTGATGATGGATAATGGATGTTTGGGTAAGGAGGATAGATGGCGTTTACTGACCTTGAATATCAGGCGGTCAAAAAGGAAGTTCACCAATTCATTGAAAGCATAAGGCCACCTGAGCACATTCGTAATGAACTGGATATTGTCTATAGCATCAATGACCAGACGATAGATATCGGTGAACAGCGCCCCGTGTGGCAGGGTAAGCCTGGTGAAACAAGCGTCCTGCCATCAGCAAGAATCAAGTACATACGCTCTCTGGATAGATGGAAAATCTACTGGATGCGGAAGGATATGCGCTGGCATCTGTATGACACAGCAGAAACGCTTACGGAAGCGTTAGAGGTGGTCATGGTTGACCAGGATTGCTGTTTCTTCGGGTAAGCCTGATGAGACCGCTTGAGGATAGGCATTGCTTTTCCGGTGATAGTGAGCCGTCATGTTGGCCTGGTCAATAACATAATATTATTGTAAAATAAAGAGATACTTATGTGCGAAGAAAACAATCTGGGTGAAAAACCAATGCCGAAGTCAATCTGCTTTTTCAATCACAAGGGTGGCGTCAGCAAAACAACCACGGCTTTCAATATTGGCTGGGGTCTGGCGAGCGCCGGGAAAAGAGTAATGCTTGTTGACCTAGACTCACAATGCAATTTAACTGGCATGGTTCTAGGGTATACAACCGTAAGCGAAAACCTTGATGCGTTCTACAGCAGCAGATATAACCTTACAATGGAATCCATTGTCGATGCCTTGATGAATGGAACATCTATAGAAGATGTTGTAAACGGCAGTTCGGCAAAGCTTTTTGAGTGTCAGAATGACAACCTTTATCTTCTTCCTGGGCACTTAAGTGTATCAATGCTTGATTCTCAGATTAGTGTAGCACTGAAAATTGCTTCAGGCGTGCCACTAACCCGCAACCTTCCAGGTAACTTACCAAAATCAATCAATCTGATCGCGCAAAAAAATAACATTGATTACATAATTTACGACTTAAGCCCTAGCGTTGGAGGCTTGAATGAGCTTGCGTTGATGTCCAGCGACTTTTTCATTGTTCCTGCAACCCCTGACTTCTTCTGCTGGCAGGCGATAAATTCTCTTGCCGAGACAATTTCAATATGGCATTCAGAGCTTGAGTTTTTCAAGCAGACCGCCAGATCGTCAACGGCAGTAAACATCACAAACAAGCCGAGATTTATAGGGGCCATCCATCAGAGATACCGCCCTAGAAATGGAATGCCTGTAAAATCCTTTGAGCATTGGGTAAACGAAATTCATGGAGCCGTAAATAATGTGTTGGCACCAGCATTGCATAAAATTGGATGCTCTGTTACGGAACAAGAAATTCAAGATTCCCTGAACGCCACAGACACACCCCACCTTCGAGCTTATGACTTAGCTCAAATATCAGATTTTAATTCCCTTATAGCCATTAGCCAGAAGTTGTCAAAGCCAGTATTTGCGATAACTGATGATGATTTAAGAGAAGACGGCAAAGCTGGCAATGTTTTTGAAACTATGCGCGATAATAGAAATACATTTTTCCAGCAGTTCGAAAGACTATGTCAGCGAGTTTTAATGCTTACAGCTTAATCTCTAACTAGCCCGGCCACCGAGCCGGGTTTACTTTGCCCTACTCTTCCAGCAGCTTCACCGCCAACTCCATAACCTGAATCTGGTCAATATCCCACTTGTCCAGACCCTTTGATAGTTCCGTTCGTATCACGTCAGCTATAGCCACTCTTTTGGTCTCATGACCCTCAGCAACCATAGCAAAAACGACATCACCGACAATCCTGCACATTTCCTGATAGCGCAACTGCGCCAGTTCCTCGTTTTTCACACTGATTCCTCGCTCATTTTTTGTTCAGAACAGTATGGCATAGAGGATTTATAAAAATAAATTCATTTTGCTATCAACAACATAACAACAAAAACCATTAATTAATAGCAAAACGTATTGATATGAATAATACTCAATGCTATTGTTTAGCCATCAGCAGGACGCTGGTAGCCAAACGGAAAGGCAACGCTCTTTAACTTCGATGATGCGCTGACAAAGCGCGAACAGATACCAAACGAGATGGGTTTGGGTTGCAGGTAGAAGCCAACCTCTTCGGCGGAGTCGCTCGGCAATGAGTACGCGGTCAGGGTTAGTCGCCTGGCTATCTGCAACACCAAAGCCATTTCACATGAGGATTAAATCATGACGATTATCACCTACGGGAAGTCAACGTTTGCAGGCAATGCTAAAACTCGCCGTCATGAGCGGCGCAGAAAGCTAGCCATAGAGCGCGACACCATCTGCAATATCATCGATTCAATTTTTGGCTGCGATGCTCCTGATGCTTCTCATGAGGTTAAAGCCAAAAGAATTGACCGCGTTACCAAAGCCATTTCGCTTGCCGGAACGCGTCAGAAGGAAGTTGAAGGAGGATCTGTACTTCTTCCAGACGTAGCACTTTACGCGGCTGGCCATCGTAAGAGCAAACAAATAACAGCGAGGTAAAACATTTGTCGGTTAAGTCGTTATTTTTTTGAGCTGTTCGTCCTGTGCAATAAGTTCATTCATAAGAATGTCTGACTTCCCGGCAAATCTCATGTAGCACTCATTAAAATACTTTTCCGGGATAACAAAACGGTCAATATCAGGATATCCAATAACAGAAGGCAAGCGAGTGATAAGTCCTTTTTCGAGCAAAGAAATTGATTCAGGGCTTCCTTTTTCCGTCTTTAGCTGATTATTGGCGGCTACGGCGAAAGCCAAATACGCTCTTTCACCAGGAGTTAACGAATCAAACAAATCCCGGACGACTTTTTCTTATCTGGCCTTACGCCGCTGAGCAGTTAATGCCTCAATTCTTTCAGTAACAGCGTGATAAACGGAATTAAAAACACCGTTCAGCACATAGCTAACACAGAACAGCAGGATGTAATACATCCAGTAATGAGGAAGGATTTCTGGATTATGCAGGTTTCCCCATTCTTTCACACTTACCGGCATAACGACAATCAGTAAAATCAGGATGATGATCATATGAATCAATTGTTTAAGTGTCATTCCTTGCAGGAAAAAATGCATTAGTTCCTGCCACCATGAGTTGTTCATCGGCGATTCTCTTTTGCTCTCTGTAGGGGTGAATAGAGTTTATCCGATTTCTCGCTGTAGGGGTACACGAGAACCACCGAGCCTGACGTGGTTAAAAGACAGGCACAATCTTTACTACCGCAATCCACTATTTGAGATGAGATATGGAAGAAGAATTTGAAGAGTTCGAAGAGCATCCTCAGGATGTGATGGAACAATACCAGGACTACCCATATGACTACGACTATTGATACAAATCAATGGTGTAGTCGTTTTGTGAAATGCAAAGGCTGCAAGCTTGATGCTGAATGTATGGTAAAGCCTGAGGAAATGGCTCTGGTGAGAGAAGATGGAAAGATTGTCGATAAATGGGCAATCAGAACCACGGAAATGATTGCCAGAGAGCTGGAAAAACTAAAGGCTATATAGTCTGTCTTCTTTTGGTAGCAAGCCACAGAGGTGAATATGGGATACACGCCGGGCCCATGGAAATGGTGGACAAGTAACAGCTTTCTGCGATTAAGCAGTCAAGCTACAGGTAAAGATGGTGGCGTCATCGACTTTTATGTCATGAAGGATGGTCACTCATCACTAATCGTTAGCAAAGAAGATATGAATCTGATAGCAGCAGTTCCCGAATTGCTCGAGGCTCTGTTAAACATTGTCGATATGGAATATGACGTCAGCGAGTGGGACGCTGTGTACGCGAAGGCTCGCGCAGTCATCAGCAAGGCTCTTGGGGAGGAGTGATGGAAATAAATAAAGAGCAAGCATCAGAAATTATCAAACTTATCTAACAAGCATTACTTGATGGGTTTGATGATGAAATTTTAGTTTCGCAACACGAAAGTCTTACCAAATTTGTCAGCGAATAAGCACCTAATGACCATTTCAATAGTGGTCATTGTGAGCAATATCGCTCGTAACCAAACGAGGACGACGACTCGTTCTGGTTAATCGAAAAATCATCCCTTGATGTTATTTGCCGCTCTCAGTCAGGGCGGCTTTTTTCGCATACCAACAACGCTTCATTCGAGGCATTTTTGTTATGCAAATTAACTAAGGAGCACGCCATGCAATATAGTTTTGCCGGGTGGCCCATTGCTGGCTGCCCTTCTGAATCACTTCTCGACAGAATTACCAGAAAATTACGGGCCGGATGGAAACGTCTCGGTGAAATTCTTAATCAGCCAGGAGTACCACGCCATGACCATTACGCCTGTTAACGGAACAATTCTTGTTCAGCAAGGAAACAGGGAGTTCAACAAGCTATATGAGAAAGTATTTCCGGATACAAAACAGGGAATATCTGACGCGTATACATGGGCTGCCGGAATAGCTCTTGGTTGGGATAAGTGGCAGGACGAAGACTGGGAGAGGCGTCATGTTGCATGATTTTGATGATGACGAGTTTATTGCTCTCATATCTCCAGAAATTGAGGAAGAAGTGGAGCAGCAAATTAACTTAGCCGCAGAACGGCAGAATCCGATTATTGGTTGGGATGAATTTGCGGGGTATTACTCATGAATCTGGATCAGTTAGATGAACCGTTCGCTGCTGAAGATATTGAATGGCGAATACAGCAAAGCGGGAAAACACGCGATGGGAAGTTATGGGCTATGGTGCTGGCTTATGTCACGAACAGGGCAATCATGAAACGCCTGGACGATGTTTGCGGAAAGGCCGGATGGCGCAATGAATATCGCGATATTCCAAACAATGGCGGCGTTGAATGCGGAATATCAATCAAGATTGATTCCGAATGGGTAACTAAATGGGATGCCGCTGAAAACACGCAGGTAGAAGCCGTCAAAGGCGGTCGTTCAGGAGCAATGAAGCGCGCAGCAGTTCAGTGGGGAATAGGACGGTATCTGTATAATCTTGAGGAAGGATTTGCGCAGATATCCAGAGATAAGAAACAAGGATGGCACAGGGCAAAACTGAAGGATGGAACAGGATTTTACTGGCTCCCTCCATCGCTGCCGGACTGGGCCATGCCAGCATCATGCAATCAACCATCACCAGAAAATACCAACCAGAAATCTCCATCGGTTGACTGCGAACAAATCCTGAAAGACTTCAGCGATTATGCAGCAACAGAAACTGACAAGAAAAAGCTAATTGAGAGATATCAGCATGACTGGCAATTATTGGCTGGTCACGATGATGCGCAGACAAAATGCGTTCAGGTAATGAATATCAGAATAAATGAGCTTAAACAGGTGGCTTAATGAGAAGATTAAACATAACTCCAGCTGAGATGGAGTCAGTTTGCGGTCGCATGGTAGCTTGCCGTGCAGCAGAACATCTGGGCCTAAACATAAATCAGTTTTATTACATAGCAAAAAAACTGTCATTAAAAACGGCATTCGTTAAGCCAAGATGGAGCGACGACGAAGACAAAAGAATGCAGACGCTTATCTCATCAGGCTATACACAAAGAAATGTAGCAAAAATTCTCGGGCGAAGTGAAGAGTCGGTAAAAAGCAGGCTATCACGTTTACGAAAGAAATAACCCTATACGTACCACATTATTCGGATAACCTACCCTGGAGTAAATTATGCCTGCACCTCTATATGGTGCGGATGACCCGCGCAACTGCTCCGGTAGCTCCAAGTCGGAGGTGCTGGAAAATATCAAAAACAATCTCGACGCGTTTCTTGCTCTGCCACCGGAAACAAAAGCAGAACGGAAGTACCGACGCGATATACAACTCGCAGAAAAACAGGAAAAAGACCGAATAAACGAAACAGCAATCCGACCATTCCGAAAAGCCACTTACACCAAATTCATTGAAATAGACCCGCGCCTTAAAAATTACCGTTCGCGTTACGGCGCTATCAGCAATAACTGAGGAATTCATCATGAGAGGTTTGTCCTACGACCAAGGAATCCTTCCATCGGAAATGATTATTCGACACCGCTTCAAGCCCATCAACGATATTCCACGCGAAGAAATGCTGGCGAGAAAGAGTTTTCCATCAGTGAATCAAAACAAATATCTGAATGCGATGTGGCGGAGTGGGAAGAAATGAAACAAATGACACTAATTGAGATGGATGGATTTCTGAAAGGTAAATGCATCCCACGAGATTTAAAGGTTAACGAAACAAACGCTGAATATCTGGTGCGTAAATTTGCTGAAGCGGAGGCCAAGATTTCGGCTCTGTCCGAAGACCACCAGAAAGCGATTGAGTCAATTAAGCAGGCTGATTCGGCTGTTAAGTTGGCACACGAGAAGTTTTCAGCGATGGCGGCGGAGAATGCGGGGATGAAGTCATTTGGCGACAAGCTTAATGAGATGCATAACGACTTAAACGGCGAAGGCACGGGCATTCAGGGGCGCGCAGAGGTAGCGTGCCAGCAGGTGGCTCTTGAAGCGGCAATGGAAGAATTTGACGCTATCAAAACCCCAGCCACTGACGCTTTCCTGGCTGAAGTGAAGACTGAAGCACGCAAGGAGGGAGCTTACTTTGTGGCGAACAGAATGCTGGCTGCCTGGGAAGCTGGTTTTATTGATGATACTGCGAAGAACGCCGCGGATATTGCCAGGATGATTCTTACCTCTACTGAGTTTATGGCTAATGCGCCGGAAGGCGATTTTGATCGCTCATTCTCTGATGGCGTTCTCGAAGATATCGCCGAACAGCTTCGTAAAGGAGTCATCCAATGAGCAAGATTGACTATCAGGCACTGCGTGAGGCGGCAGAGAAGGCAACGTGTGGAGAGTGGTCGCTCGAATATGGAGAGGAGAGATTTGATGCTGGTGATGCACTAATTCATCGTGAAGTTGTTGGATATCTTCCCATTTGCAGAATTGAAGGAGCGCATCCAGAAAGCGGTTTCGATGAAGATTTCCAAATGGAACAGCAGGCCAATGCTGAATTCATCGCCGCAGCCAATCCGGCTACCGTGCTGGCACTACTGGATGAACGGGAAAGAAACCAGCAATACATCAAACGCCGCGACCAGGAGAACGAGGATATTGCTCTTACGGTAGGGAAGCTGCTAATCGAAAACGGCCGGCTTGTTGCCGATACGCTACGCCACTTAGCTGATAACGAAATCGACTCTGATTATTTTGCTATCACCTCAACGAATGAGAACGGTACTGAAATTGATCATGAGATGGCTATTACCGATTACGCACTGCAAGCTGCCGGAACTGTAGACGAATTGGTTGCGGCGCTGGAATCCGCAGAGAATCGCATTGCAGAACTGAAAAAACAATGCGCTGAATGGGAGCGAAAAGCATTAAGCAACTTTGAAGAGTGTGCTGCGATGGCTGAACGTATCGAAGAGATGAGTAAGCAAAGTTGCGAAGCCCGTGAGCGTGATTTGTTTGAATCATGGGTAATGCATTCAATTTGTATCTCCAAATCGACGCTTGAAGGATTGCGTACCGAAACTGGATACCGTAACGCAACCTTATCAGGCACAGACTTCAACCGAATGTGGGAACAATGGAAATCTATCCGCGCCGCTGGCATTCGCATTAAAGGAGAGTGATATGGACGGACAAATATCAATCGTTCGACCAGGAGCATGTGACGATCGCGAAATACGAATAATTATTCGTCTGGCAATGGGGAAAGCAATAACTGCTCTCATTACCCCAGAAAATCTCGCATTAGCATTAACAGGAAAGTCAGACCTGCCAGTAGAGCTAAAGCTGCGAAATGTTGAGATTAAGGTGAAATAGCATGAATTCTATTACCAAAGAACGTATTGAATTGTTCATTAAAAATCCGCTTGAAAACGGGCTTACTCGTGGCGAACAAATGGAAGTGGCACGGATTGCTTTGGCAGCGCTGGAAGCCGAGCCTGTAAACCAAACTTACAACTTGCCAGAATTAATCGAAGGCATGGAGGTGTCCATTGATGTCAGCACTTGTGATGCTGATGCCGGGAATCGCTATTTCGGTACTGTCACCGAGGTATCAGAACTGGACACAGCAAAGAATGGCTACATTCTTCTGGTTCAGGACGCTGAACCAAATTTCGATGTGAATGGCAACTCTCCGGTAATTCCGGATGGCTGGATAAGCTGTAGTGAGCGAATGCCGGATAATGATGAATCTAAACCCATCGCAATTTTTACCGGAAAATGTCTGGGTCAGGGGATGTTCGTTGCTACATACGACGATGATGGGTTCTTTGACTATTGGGAGGGTATGGAAATTATCGGTGTAAGCCACTGGATGCCACTGCCAGCACCACCGCAGCAATAACAAACCTCGCACTCGCGGGGATTTTTTTCATATGAACTCGCTACGGCGGGTTTTGTTTTATGGAGTGAATGATGGTTCTTGTTATCGGTGCCACCTATCTTTGTCGCCGCGGGGATATTGATGACGTGGTTTACGCAGGTATAGCAATTTTCGGATTTATTGAGCTTCTTGTAGAGATTGCTCTTCTCGCTTCAGTATTAGGAAGGTAACCATGGAATCACACAGCCTCACACTCGATGAGGCCTGTGCATTTCTCAAAATATCCAGACCTACCGCCACCAACTGGATTCGCACAGGCCGACTACAGGCAACACGTAAAGACCCCACCAAACCGAAATCCCCTTACCTCACCACACGACAAGCCTGCATTGCGGCACTTCAGTCTCCGCTGCATACTGTCCAGGTGAGCGCGGGTGATGACATAACAGAGGAACTGAAATGTCACTATTCCGCAGAGGTGAAACCTGGTACGCCAGTTTCACATTGCCGAACGGCAAAAGATTTAAGCAGTCTCTTGGGACAAAGGACAAAAGGCAGGCCACAGAGCTTCATGACAAACTGAAGGCAGAAGCATGGAGGGTAAATAAATTAGGAGAGACGCCTGACATGACTTTTGAGGAGGCCTGTGTCAGGTGGTTAGAGGAGAAGGCGCATAAGAAGTCGCTGGATGATGACAAGAGTCGGATAGGATTCTGGCTCCAGCATTTTGCAGGGATGCAGTTGAAGGATATTACCGAGACGAAGATTTACTCCGCCATCCAGAAGATGACTAATCGGCGGCATGAGGAAAACTGGAAGTTAATGGATGAGGCTTGCAGGAAGAATGGGAAGCAGCCTCCAGTATTCAAGCCTAAGCCGGCAGCAGTAGCCACAAAAGCAACTCACCTTTCATTCATTAAGGCACTCCTCCGGGCTGCTGAACGCGAATGGAAGATGCTGGATAAGGCTCCGATCATCAAAGTTCCTCAGCCGAAAAATAAGCGTATCCGCTGGCTTGAGCCTCACGAGGCAAAAAGGTTGATTGATGAATGCCCGGAACCGCTAAAGTCAGTCGTAGAGTTTGCGCTTTCTACTGGCTTAAGGCGGTCTAACATTATCAATATGGAGTGGCAGCAGATAGACATGCAGCGAAAGGTGGCATGGATACACCCGGAACAAAGTAAGTCCAATCAGGCCATTGGCGTGGCGCTGAATGATACTGCTTGCCGGGTGCTGAAAAAGCAAATAGGCAATCATCACAAATGGGTGTTCGTCTACAAGGAAAGCAGCACCAAGCCAGACGGAACTAAATCACCTGTAGTGAGGAAGATGCGCTATGACGCTAATACTGCATGGAGGTCAGCATTAAAACGAGCAGGCATTGAAGACTTCCGTTTTCATGACCTGAGGCACACGTGGGCAAGCTGGTTAGTTCAGGCTGGCGTTCCGATTTCGGTATTGCAGGAAATGGGTGGCTGGGAGTCTATCGAAATGGTTCGCAGATATGCTCATCTGGCACCAAATCACCTGACTGAACATGCTCGACAAATTGACTCGATTTTTGGTACTTCTGTCCCAAATATGTCCCACAGTAAAAATAAGGAAGGCACGAATAATACGTAA